TTGGCAATACAAAGAGCAACAAAAACGAGCCGATGACAGAGAGACCAAAAACGAGCAACGTGAGAAAGAGTTAAGAGACCGATATGATAAGGTGATCAGTGATCTCCATACTCGTGAGGACGCTATCCGGACCGAGATAGTCAAAGAGATCAACGATTTGGACAAACGGATGAGTCTATTGGAGCAAAAATTAGACATCGTCTCCTCAATCGTTGAGGAGATAAAGTCCAAGTTTCAACGAGTCGTTTGATTTTTCTTGAGGATCTCGATGGTTTTGATGAGTCCCTCCAGTTGGAAAACAGTCAACACCATCTCACTATCCCCTCGAAGTTTGACAATTTCCACATCATCCTTGAGGGCCTTGAGATTGACACTTTGTCCAATGGTAGTAGTGACACATAGTTTATAGAGTTTGACAAGGTCCTCAACGTCCTTTTGAGCGGTGTGGGCGTTATGATGAGACCAACCAAAGAGAGTCCGGAGTTTGGACATTGAGGCGCTGGAGGTTGGGATGTGTTCCCAGACCAGTGATTGAGTGTCCAGCTTCCTCCAAGTGATCTTTTGGCCGGTGGTCGATTTGATATGGTAGTCGAGCCAATACCAATCGAAATTCACATTGTGAGCGCAAAAAATACCATATTCCAGAATACGATATATTTGGTCACACACATCCACCCAACGAGGAGCGCCGGCCCACTTCTCATCAGTATATCCATTCACCTCCAGAGCGCGTGGATTGGCTCTCTCAAGGTGTTCCGGTTGGATATATGTGTGATACCGATTGGAGATGGTTTGGCCGCCATCCAATGAGGTCCAAATACACACCTCCACAATCTCACCCACAGTCCAATCAAAATGTGTGGTCTCAATGTCCACAAAGTGGAGAGGATAGTTGGAGTTTTTCATATATGCACCACGTCAAAAGGTTGATGAGTGGAGTATATCACAAAAAAATCTTTTCTGTTGGATCGTCGGTTCTATCGGACTTCTTTTGGTATATATGAAAATAAAACAAAATAAAGTGTAAATAAAAATAGACAACATTGTCAAGAATACGTTACACTTAAGACATGGACAAAACGTTCATAACAACAATAACAACAGGAAAAATCATGGAAAAAATAAAAACAGAGTATGAGATTGTAATTTGGATAGGATGTGAAGAATCAACCAGAGATATCAACTATTTTGATGTAACGTCAAAAAAACAAAATCTTGAGGCCTTAGAATGGTTTCAAGAGATGGCTAAAGAATCCATTGAAAACAATGAGTCTGGTATGCCTTATTTTTCAGTTTACAAATGGATTGGTACTGATCAATACGAATATGGCGATAGTTTGAATGGTGGGTATTGTGGTGTATTTTCGGATCTTCCAAAATATGTTCAAATGGCCATTAAACCATTGATCAACTTCCAAAATACAATCACTTACTAATTAATCAAACCGGAGAGGCCAGCTGGTCTCTCCACTTCAACTGGAGAAACAACATGACACTTAAAAAAGAACTACAAAAAAACCTCGGTATTTATCACAAATCATTTGATGTTGGATTTACTCCAATGGGTATACTCATCATCAACATCGAGACCAATGACAAATCTCAAGACATCAAAACTCTCCAAAGTGTTCAAGAGTATTTGAAAAATGAGACCAAAGAAGTTTTGAACCTTGAGTCCATTATGGATGAGACTTGTTTTGGTTTTGAATACATTGGATCACGTCTTGATTTGGTCCTCAATAAATAATCAATCAACAAACCGGAGAGGCTCCAATGGGTCTCTCCACTTCAACTGGAGAAACAACATGGAAACAAATTATATGGGAACAATTTATATTGACTGGAATATGGGAAATCACACTTACAAAATGACTTTACACCTTTGGTATTCATGGTCACTAGAATCATTAGAAAAATGGATAGAATATAACGGTTCACGAGTAGAATCATGGTCATTTGATGAAAGATTTTCTACAGCGAAAAATGATAAATTTGATAAGGTTCGATTCTTAATCAATAGCAACTTAAACAAATAATCAACAACTGGAGAAACAACATGACAAACAAAATGGATAAAATAAAAAGTAGAATGCTTTCAAAAAGTACTAATAAACTCGAAAAAATCAACAGTATACAAAAAATAACGGTGGTATCTTGTCAAAGGGGGATGAGATTTGAGGTTGATGGTGGATTGATTGGATTTATTGAAATTATAAACAATCAAGATAAGGCCGCCATGGAGGTCCATTATTTACCTGTACGAGTTGGTTCTTTTCATGCAACCACTCTCCTTGGTTTTAAAGGATCATACTCTTTTGATGAGTGGATATATAAAGATATATGTGATGGAACTGGCAAATATGAATGGAATATGATCCCCGTGACTAGTTACTCACAATTGTATTCGAAATCAATTGATTACATGCTTTCAAAAATCTTGAAAAATGATGGTAAATATGTGATCAAATCCAATGACCATAAATATAAGTATTTTCGTGATATATACGCTACTTTATAATCAATCAATCAAACCGGAGAGGCTCCAAAGGGTCTCTCCAGTTCAACTGGAGAAAACAACATGACACAATCAATCAAAAATAACATCATAGGGACACTCATTGTGGGTGTCGTTATCATGGCCGGTCCACTACTTATGGCCATTATTTGTCACGTGCTGGAGGTGTAAAATGACAACACAAAACAATCTCATCACCACAGATGATCAACTATCAAACAAAATCATTGTGGTGATCTTCAACAGTGGACTCACAAAATGGTATCCATTCACACTCAAAAACATTAAGTCACTTGTTTGGGAAGTTGAGAACATCGAGGAGATCCAAATCATTGAGAAAGGAGAGTAAAATGACAACCTATGGACAAAGAATCAAAAAATACATGAATGAGATTGGATGGACTGTGGTTGATCTCAGTCGAAAAACATTGATCCATTTTGTGGAGTTGGAGGCCATCATCAATCATGGTCAACTCCCAACCACCAATCAGCTCATGATCATCGTCAACAAAATCAATCTCCAATATCCAAAATCACGTCATTGGGAGATATACCATGACATCAGATTCCACACAATCCTCAAAGGTGAGTAACATGACAACACAATCAACCAAAATGACACCCAACACCAGATCATATATCAAACAATATGGACGCGTCTCACATCGCAACCAAACACCACAGCTCGAACAAATCACCCATGATGGTGAGGTGATTGGAGAGGTGTCAATCATTTGGGAGTGTGATTGGGTATTTTGTGCCAAAGTGTTCTCAAAGGATGGAGCGTTCAAAATCAATCTCCAGCGTTTTGAGGACGCTAAGAGGTGGATATGGACCAGAACATTGGAGGTCAATCGTCACAAGTCATTTGGAGCCTATTTGACCTATTTTTTGAGTGAGGTCAACATGTCCAAAACCTCATTGGGTGTCAATCTCAATGTGTCACGTCAAACAATACATGATTGGCTCAATGATAAAAGTCTCCCAAATACACCAACATATATCGAGTTTGCTCGATTGGTGGCCAAATGGACTCGGTGTGATTTGGCCACAACATTGGTGGACATATCGGACTCAATCCATTAACAAAAAAGAAGTGGGAAAACGCTGGCCAGCCTCTCCCACTTCAAACAACATAACAATCAAAAACATTGGAGTAACAATGTTCGAATATAGTATAACACTATTTGACAACATCCACCAACGAAGTGGACGATCAATCACCATGGATGTGGATAAAATATGTCAAGGTCTATCCACACCAATCCACACGTCCATTGAGAACAAATCACAACTCCCATTATGGAGTCCCACCACCTTTGATGGAACCAGATCCACCAAAAACGCTCAATCCATCTCAATGTTGGTTTATGACATGGATGATGGAGACTCCTCATTTGATGTGTGGTGTCTCTTTGCTCAACGAGGGTGGACAACCATAGCCCACACCAGCGCCTCACACTCTCCCAACCATCATAAGTATCGTGTGATAGTCCCATTGGCCTCTCCACTTCCAAAAAGTGATTGGGACCGAGTTTGGAGGGCCTCATTTGAGTTGTGGATGGATGTGGTTGGGATTGGAGTCCCAGACACCAAAGCGATCAAAGATTTGGCTCGTGTTTATTTCCGATATGGATGGACTAGAGACTCCAAATTGGAGATGATGGATGGGTCCAAAGTGTGGCCACAATCTCATCCATGCTCTCCAGCCCAATATCATCGGAGTGGCTATTGGATTGGACGTCCATTGGAGTTGAAGTATGACCACATCCAACTCCCAAAGCCCACACCGCGTCCAAAGTTTGACCGGACAAAATCTCAAACGTTGGATAGTGCTATGATGGATCCACAGTTGAGAGAGCGTGTTGGGGTCAACGCTGGTGGACGTATCGTTGGAGATTATATCAAACACATCCAATGTCCCTCGTGTGGTCGAAAATCGGTTTTTTATTCTATTGATCCATCAATGGGGAACTCAACAAAATGGCCATCATGTAACAGGATCAACAAATGTGGATGGTGGGGTAAACTGGAGACATTATCATGAGTACATATCAAATGGATAAAATCACACTTTACCATCGAGATTGTGTGGAGGCCATGAGAGAGATGGAGGACAATAGTTTTGATTTGGCCATAGTAGATCCACCATATCAATTGGGTACTCCCAGCGCTTACAGTGGAGCCGGTAAATTGGCCAATCGAGTCCTCAACCAATCGGACAAAATCTCCAAATGGGACGTGGCTCCCAATCAAGAGTATTTTGAGGAGTTGATGAGAGTCTCCAAAAATCAAATCATATGGGGTGGTAATTACTTCGATCTACCTCCCACACGTTGTGTCATTGCATGGGATAAGGTCCAACCATGGACCAACTTTTCTCAGTGGGAGATGGCGTGGACATCCTATTCCAAACCGGCCGCGCTGTTTAAGTTTGACAACCGGACTGGAGGAAAGATCCATCCAACTCAAAAACCTGTCAGATTATATGAGTGGATTTTGGAACGATTCGCCACCAAAGGAGACATGATTTTGGATACTCATTTTGGAAGTGGATCCAATGGTATAGCATGCCATAACATGGGATATGAGTTGACATCATTTGAGATTGATGGTGATTATGTCTCCAAAGCGGTTGATCGTATCCGGACACATCAACTCCAACTCTCATTCAAATGGTGAAACAATGATAACCAATATAAGTATCCCAAAAGGAGCCGGCCAGTTTGGAGAGTGGGTGATCAAACTCATGGCCAAACAAGACATGACCAGAGATGATGTGGCCAATCTCATGGAAGTGACACCGGCCACCGTTAGACGTTGGATGGTACAACCTCGAAAGATGAAGATTGAGACATTGATGGAGATGGCCAAAATCATTGTGGGTGATGATGATGTGATGGTGGACTCATTCATCTCTCAAGCGATGACGAAAATAATGAACAACAAAAACACGACAATCAAACAACACAAAAACCGGAGTATCAAATCATGACAACAGACAAACAAAGAGAGGCTAGAGAGAGACTATTGGAGATGGCCAAAACATTGGGGATCCGATTGGTGGAGGACGTTGAGTCCACAGTTGATCCAACCATCCCAGAGGGAGCCGATCCAAAAACGTGGGAGCGCCTCGACAAACCAAAAGCCCAATACGATGAACATGGACACCTCAAAAAACCTGTCATACCCAAAACGAGTCGAATCAATACCAATCTCATATTGGAGACCGATCCAAAATACTCATCATTGGTGTTTTGGGAGCATGCTGACCAAATCCTTTGGAGAAGTAAAATGGTGAGTGACGCCATCATTGAGGACATCGCGTTGGATATGGAGGTCCGGTATAGATACCGAGTATCCAACAAACTTTTGGAGGGTGCGGTGTTGAGAGTGGCCAATCAACGGATCCACACACCAATCAAAGATTGGTTGGGGTCATTGGACCCATGGGATGGGACTCCGAGGATTGAGAATCTGGCCGAAAATGTTTTGATGTGTGAGACAACAGATGAGTATAGACCATTGATCCAAAGGATGTCCGCTTTGATGTGGATCTCTTTTGTGGCTCGAATCTTTGAGGCTGGTTGTCACGTTCACACACTTCCAATCTTTGTGGGTCCAAAAGGAGTGGGAAAATCCATGACGATGGAGATCATGTGTGAGCAATACTTCACACGTGCTGATCTTCCCATTGGTAAAAAGGACGCACTGGAGAAGATCCATCAAGCGGGGATGTGGGTCTGGGAATTGGCTGAACTCAAAGATCTCCAAGGAAAATCAGCCGATGTGGCCAAACAGTTTCTCTCCACCAGTGAGGATTTGTATCGTCCATCCTATGCCAAACTTCCAGTCAAGCGAAAACGGAGGACGTGTTTTATTGGTACAACCAACAATTATCATTTTATGGATGATGGCCCAGAGCGTCGGTTTTGGGTGTTCAAAATCCTCAAAAAGATCAACATCCAATATCTCCAAACTCATCGAGAACAGATTTGGAGTGAGGCTATCCACTCCTACAAACAAGGGATCTCGTGGTGGTTGGATCCGGAGTTTGAGGAGATGTTGAAAGATTACCAAACAGCCTTTTTGGTGGATGATCCTTGGGCTTTTAAGGTACACAAAATCATGATCCAACGTGATGAGCGGCATGAGGACACATCCACTGGAGACATCATTGAGGCGCTGGAATTGCCAATGCACATCTCCCACACTGGGAACGCCAAACGGATAGCCTCCATCATGACTCAACTGGGATATGAGTCCAAACGTCGTGGCTCAAGACGAGTGTGGAAGAAAACAACATGAAAAAATACCAATGTTGGATCTGGAGTGATGTTTTGGTGGGCTGGGTGTTGAGTCCATTTAACATTTTGATGAGTGATCAATCCATGGAAGTGATTGAAAAACATTTTATAGATTTATATCCGGATAGATTAATTAGGATTGATGTGGTTGAAATCAAACCGATTCAACTGTCATTATTTTGAAGTTATCCACAGACTTATCCACAATTGTTGATAAGTTGTCTTTTATTGATATATCACGTCTAAAATTGATATATCTGGACACAACTGGCCAAAAATCACACCAGTTTCACGCCAATTTCACACCAGTTTCACACCAGTTTCACACGTGTTTCACACCAACAAAAATCTCTACAATGTCCACAGTGTCGAACCTGTAGAGAAAATACACTCTAAAAACACACTTTTTTTAGTCTAAACTTTTATATACCCTTTGATATATGGGTCTAAGAGTCCAAGACAACATTTTTGATCAAATGTGGAGTCATATTGGTAAAGTAGTCCACCAGTGTCGATGGGATACCATATTTGGTGACGTGTGAAACAGGTGTGAAAACAGTGTGAAAGAGATGTGAAGTTGTCCGACCACAATGGATGGGATTGTGTTATGTTGTGGCTATGAAACGACATCACACATTTGGTGATTGGATCCGGTCCCAGTTAGATCCAAATCAAATCACCATCATCAATCTCAGTGATTATAGTGGACTCCACATTCGGAAACTATACCGGATCATCAATGGTGAGAATACATTGAGATTTGATGATTGGATTTGGATCATTGAGTGTGTTGGTGACATGACCAATCAATCCATGACACATTTGGTCATTGATTGTGTTGAATTTATGAACCCACCAAAATCATGAGATACAATGAGATATAAATGTTGTGAGGTCTGTGGATGTGATCCATGTGATTGTCACCCAAATGGAGAGGATGATGGCTCAAAATATATATATATCTGGAGTAGCGGCCAACGCTCGAATAGAAAAAGCCATCCCAAAGTTTATCGCCAAGTTTGGGATGGCCAAAGACCAAGCCACAGCGGTGGCCATTCGATTGGAATCATTGGGACGCTTAGAGATGTCTGGAGCGCCTATCAACAAACCCAAAAAAGATCGCGGTCTCCCAATCCCAGTCGCACCGTTGGCGGTGTTGCAATCATTGAGAGCCATGAAAAAAAACAACCAACCGAGATCCACAGTGATTCGAGAGAACACCGGTGGAGATACTTATGAGAGCACAGGTCAAGCCCAAAGGGCCTCCAGTCGCTCAAGTCGCTCAAGTCGGTTGAGATCACGAGTCACACGAGGACGCTGAGAAAATGAAACCAATATACATCATTGGTCCATACAATGAAGATCCAGACCAATGGACCAAACGTATCTCCAATCTCACACGATTGGTGGCCACATCCGACAGGTCTCATGAGGTTGTCATCATGTGTCCACATCCGATGATCCACGTCAATGGATATGGTGATAAGGTCAAAGCGGTGACACAAACACTCAATCAATTGATGATGGTGGCTCACTTCCATGAGAGTGAGTTGTGGGTGGTGTTGGATGATGATGGTCATTATAGTGATGGAGTGGAGATGGAGATTGAGATGTGGAGATTGTGGAGAGATAATGAGTCCATCAATGAGATGAGATATTGTGATTGGGTACAACATTTGGAGATGATATGGCACGAATAGACAAAAAGAAATTGAAGTGTAACAAACCAAGAAAACTCAAACGTGGAGAGGATGGTTTTGGCAAAAAGAAAATGGTTGTCAAAGGTTGCAAGGATGGAGAGGAGAAGTTGATCAAATTTGGAGCGGTTGGCTATCGTCACAACTACAGCTCCAAAGCCAATACAAACTTCCGCGCTCGGATGAGATGTGACACCAAACCAGCCACAAAACTTGAGGCGCGTTATTGGGCTTGTGAGTCTCTATGGAAACGAAGAAAGAAAAGGACATCCAAATGATCATCAAAATCCATAACTATGGAAAGATTCCAGCCAAAAAGAATAGGATGAGAGTCTATGGAAAGAGGATGATCAAAGACAAAACCACCAGAGAGTTTGAGATCATGTTGAAAGCGCGCGCGCTGGAGATCATGACATTGATTGGAGCGCCGGTGATCAATAGTCCGGTCAAACTCAATTTGGATGTCACCTTTGGAGATCGTCGACGTCGTGACCTCCAAAATCTATTTGGTTCGGTTTGTGATTCTCTCAATGGTGTTGTGTACGATGATGATCATCAAATCACAAAATTGTCCGGCTCCAAGGTGTACAAAAAAGGACATTGGGAATACACTATCACCATAACAACTCTCAAACATACCGAGGAGACACCATGGCTCGAACTACAAGAATAACCAAACCAAATCCAAATCAATCCTCTTTTGGGATCTGGTTGACTTCATACCTTTGTAAACACAACAAAAGTATTTTAGGATTTTCCAATGAGGTTGGTATCACCCACAGATCAATCAGAGATTGGGTGGAGGGAATATGTTTTCCCAATGGTGGATCCGTTATCATGGTTTGTGAAGTGCTCGCAAAATACGAGGATTGTTTTGTTGACACAATCATTTTGGAGGCCATGAGCCATCATCCATTTTATACCATGGCCATCAAGAGAGAGAGCAAGCGATACACATCCCAGACCTCCGACGTCATAGGTGTGTGATAACTTTGAGAAAGGGGGGCGACCACATGAC